GAGGAAGTTTACCTCGCATCGCAGATAATCGCTCTCTTCAAGAAAGCACCGTTTCTGCCGGTTGATGCTAACCCGACAGAGGCAGCTTTCAAGAAGTTCGTCGAGTCCGAGGCTAACTGCAACCGAGTCAATAAGTTATTCAGGCTGCGCGTAGAGGGTCGTTTTAGGTTCGATCCTCTGGTTGAGCAGATTCTTTTCTCTGCCTCCCGAAAAATCGCAAAAGCATTGGGTGATTTACCTGAGCTCGGAAGCCTAAGCTTTCGGTTCACCAGTGGCGCTTCTACTGAGTTAAAGAAGAAGGATACGTCCATCAGAAGTCAATTGATGGCGGATCTCGCATGCAGTGAAAGCATGTATGAGTCGGGCCTCGCGGCTCGGGTTATGCGTGTTGTCCCACACTGGAGTAATTCGCAGTTCGCGCCTGCTCCAGATGGGCCTCAAGGTGAGCAATGGAGAGATATCGTTTTGACGAGGGCAGGCTACGCCGTGTCCTACGAGAAACACCTCCCCGATCGGCTGGATGCCGGTTACGATTACGGTGGTAACGTCGGTTATGACGCCCCATTTTGCCCTTTGCGTGAAATACCGCTGTGGGTCCGAATCGATAATGCTCGCTTCGAGTTCGTTCCGAAAACTGCCTTTGAAGACCGTACGATCATCAAAGAGCCACCCTTGAACAAGTATGTTCAAACGGCTTATGGTGACTTAATACGCGATCGACTCAAAGACATTGGTCTTGACATCAGAAGGTTGCAGCCGCGTCAAAGCGAGCTCGCACGTCTGGCGTCATTAACGGCTGCTTTAGCAACAGTCGACCTATCCAGCGCATCGGACAACATCGCTTATTTATTGGTGATGGACCTCCTACCATTTGATTGGTTCTGCGCGCTTGATGCGTGCAGAAGTGAAAGAGTGTGTAGAGACGGCGACACTTATACCCTGGAGAAATTCTCAGGCATGGGAAACGGTTATACATTCCCATTGCAGACCCTAATATTCTGGGCTCTGGTCAAAAGTTGCGCCGAGGTTGTTCAGTGTCAAGACGATACTGTGAGCGTTTACGGTGACGATATCATATGTCCCGTGGAATGCATCCCCAACGTCTTGCGTGTTTTCAGCGCTGTTGGATTCACCATTAACCAGGAGAAGTCTTTCTGGACTGGTGGATTCCGCGAAAGCTGCGGCACGGACTGGCTATTCGGAATTAATGTTCGTCCGATTTACATCAAAGACTACCTTTCATTGGAGAAGTTGTATATACTCCATAACGGTTTCTTTCGCTTAGGCGAGTATGAAGCCGCCGAGAGGGTGCTGTCTTACATAGAGTGCGAAGATCGGATGTTCGGCCCCGATGGTTTTGGGGATGGACATCTGCTTGCCCATGGATACCTTGGCGAGCCGTATCTACGCTCCGACCACATTAAGT